TCAGTTGGAATAACACTCCATTGATGTTGTGTGCCAAAATAGGATGTAAGTACATCAAAACGATCTATAACGCCTCCAGTTCCAATATTAACTGTATCACCACCAGAACTTACTATTTGTTGTCTTTGTAGTATAGGAACTGTATTAATAGCTTTATCCTGCCATACAACTACATTATCTTCCTTAACCTCTATATCATTTATCCGGCCATAATTAGCCGCTAAATCTTTAAAATCCAAATTGGCAAATGTTCTAAATGAATCGGGACTTTCCCCAACAAATTTAGGCCCAGCCCATCTTATCCTTGCTATAAATTTATTACTGTTAACAAAATTATTAGGAAGGGCTGTATATTGAAAATTTTGACCTTGTGTTGAATATCCCTGATTATAAGAATAATCTTCTAATCGTATTTGACTTGACGGATCTAAAGCGGCTATAGAACTTGTTAAAGCGGTTCCTGTATAATACATCTCTACGGTAGAGGTTTTTCTTCCCCTTCTTAAATTATAATTAGAATTACACTCACAAGGAAATGTCCAAGCATAAGAATACCTATCTGCCGGAAACCCAAAATCCCATAAAGCATACCCTATATCAATAAGGTTTGTAAAACAATCTCCACCGCCTATTTCAATATTATTAAATACGTAATTAGTTCCATCAAAAGTATCTGCTTTAACCGCCGTTGTAATAGGTTGAAAATGTCCTGTAGAAATATACAATGTATTTGCCAAAGATTCACTTCCGGTTCCACCATAAGGATTAGTAAACCCGGTTTTACAATAATTCATTGTTAACTTTTGTGGCTGCGACATAGCCGCTACAGAAGTATAATCATTTGCAGATGGCCCGTAATGTTTAAAGTCAGTTTCTAATTTAAATACAGATTTCTTACATCCAGTTGCATTAAATCCGTCTAAAGTGTAATTAGCTGCGCCCGGAACACAAGCCCCTATTATTACTGTTCCGGCAGCAGGGTCAATTTGCATTGTACCATTTTGATAACTAACACCACCTCCAAAATTAGTAAGGTTTTGAGATTCATTAACTGAATCAAAATATGTTATTTTACCTGTTCTTACAGAGCCATCATTAGCACATTCTAAAAACTTAGTATATACCTGTTCGCTTCCGGCAACTGCGCCAGCACCTCTTACATACTGACTAACACCATAATCAAATGGCAATAACCAAGTAGCTTCTTCCATTGTATCACCAATAACTCCTATAGGCTTACTGAACGGTTGTCCTACCAAATTATCAGGACATAAATAAGTGTATATTCTATCAGCCACATCAAATGTATCTGCTACGGGAGGATCATAAGCTGCTGGCCTGTAAACTTTAGGGCTTGCACCAGTATCTACATTTTGCGTTACTAAGCCCTGTGTAATAATTCTAGCATCCCTTTCTGCTCTTACAATACTAAATCCGCTTATTTGGTTCATAACACTTTGTGGAATGGTAAGATTAGAAACGGTAAATAATGTAGGATTTAAAGAATAAACAAATACTCCTGTATTTCCAATTTCATCTTTACGTAAAATACCACCTTTAGCAAGTATAGAAGGAAATGTAATATCTACCAACCATCTTGCAAAATATGGATTACCTTTAAGATCATAAAACAACACTCCAAACCTATATGTTTCTCCTGACCAATATCCACGAACTAAACTATCTACTGCCGCTGACCTATAATCCCAAAAACAAGTATTAGCAGGATTAGTTCCTTTTAATTCAATAGCCCTTTCAACTCTTTTGCCAGTGGCTATACTTGTATATTTATTTAAATGAACACACGGAACTACTGCTCCCGTTCCGGCAAAAGCCATTTGATCGTTTCCGGCCCCTGTAACTCCGGTAATAACTTCTCCGGTTAAATAATGAACGCCATTATAAATAACAGTATTAGTAGCTGGTTGTCCTGATGTAACTAACCATCTTGAAAATGGATGAATAGAACCTGCCGGAGTTGGGGTTCCTACATTATAACCTCCTGTTGGAGGACTAATTCCTGAATAAGACATACCACCCAAAGAACAACTTGAAGCGTCTGGATGAACATTCATTGGATAATCTAATACATTTACAGTTGTACCACCAGAATCAACACTAATATCTATGTCTAATTCCAACCTCTCTGTAATGTTTCCAGCAATAATATAATTTTTATCAGTAGCAATTGTTTTAGCTTTTAAAATATTTGCTGGAAATAAAGTGATATCTCCTAATGTTAAATCACCTAAATTTAATGTTCCATCGTGAATTACATTCATTGAACTTCCGGTAATATCAACCCTATTTACAATTGATAATTGCCTGAAAGCATCTTCTAAATTATCGTATTCTGCACAGGCCAATTCTAAAAAATCAAATCCAGTATCTATATTTTCTATTAAAAGCTGCACTGATAACGTACTGTTAAAAGTCGTATTAACAGTTCCTGCTCCGACAAAATCATGGTAAGGAACGGATGGTGAGGTTAAATCAGCGGCAGTATATAAAGTACCTACATGAACGGGAGAACTTCCGTAACTCCATGATGTCTTAATACCTCCATCATTCTTACCTAACCTATAAAAATATACTTTACTCCCACAAAGTACCTGACCACTTCCATATTCATCAAATGTAATATTGCCAAGCGCCCGTGTTGGGGTAAAGTTTAATAACTTATAATCGTAATTAATAATGACTTTTGGAGTAGGAGTAGTTCCTGTTAAATTAGTCCAATTAGCATTAACAGCCGTAAATGTATTTCCGGCAGTAAGCCCCGGCCCATAATTCACTCCATTATGCGTTATAGCCCCTTCTAAGACCATATAGCTTTCTCCAACTATCAAACTACCAGTTAGAATGTAATTAGTGAATATGGGGTCAGAAACATTAAATGTCCTTAATTCATTAAAGTTATCAGTCCAATAAATACGCTGTATTAATTCATTCTCAATATATCCAAACCCTTGTATTCTATACATCTGAGAACAAGTCATATTCTCACTATGGTATAGCGGCCTATATCCGGGATAAAGTTCTCCCGGAACAGATATAGGTTGCACACCTTCTCCGTATGGCAGATAATGTAATTCACCTATCTCTAAATATCCGCCTTGTGCTGTTTTATTATTTGTACTTAAAACTATTAACCTGTTTGGAAACGATATAAATCCAATAGGCATTGGAAATACCCCATTAACTGTATAAATAGCATCATAAGGGAAATTAATATTAAACACTAAAACATTTCCTAAACAATCTTTAACCGCAAAGTTATTACCATCCTGAGAAATTAATTGGCAATTCTTCATAAACCTATAAGTGCCGTCCGGTTGAAGTACAACATCATAGTCGCTAGACATTCCGTTCTCAAAAGTATTTGTAAATTGTTCTGGCATCCTACCAAATAGTATAAAAGTTGCCTAATGTTGTATACATTCCCTGCCACATACCAACGCCAGACATAGGATTATTATATAACCTCTTAGCTTCTTGTTGTTGTGAATAAGTGAGTCTATTATCTTCTGCTCTTGCGTGTCTACATTCCCTATCCCATTCTTCCCTTGCAATAGCCATCATATCCCTGTCAATATAATTCTTTCCGTTACGCCTCATATTATACATCCACACTATATACCACTTAATAGCATTAACATGGTTTTGCCCTATCTCCATAAATCCATCACAATCAGTTTTGAATTTAATGTATTGAATAGTTACTTTCTGTCCGTCATGTGGTGTATCAAATATAATTTTATTGTTTTGTATAGAATAACCAACCTGACCAAAACTTATATTTCCAGTTAAAGAAGGACTTAAATCCACTACTAAAAATAATCCGTTACTATTTACATTGGTAACATTATTAGCTATTCCTCCGCAAACAGTAGCAAATATATCTCTACAATCTTCTCCTAAATCTCCAAGAATAGCAATTTCAACAAGCACAGAATCATTTGGTAAACAAGCAGCACATTGATGTATATCCAATACTTTGTGCTTCCGTTCATATTGATAATAAGAATCTATCTGTTTCTCAGCATTTGTAGCAAGGTTAATCATAAAAGGATCATCCTTATCATGGTCAATGCCCAATAGCTCTTTAGCTTCTATAATTGGATTCTTAATTGATATTAACTTATTAATGCTCATTTTATCTTATATACCTGTTGACTGTTTATTAAATGCTCTCTTACTCTTTTCTTTAATTTCCTGTCAGGTTCAAATATTAATTGTCCTTTATAATTCTTATCAGTAACAACTATCTTGTAAAGTACTCCCGGCCTGTTTCTTGATAATACTTCTGCATTTATCTTAAAACCACTACTTGTTACCGCTATTCCTTTGGATAATAAACTTAATGCCCTTGCATCATTTTCTATCCTCTTTCCAATTATTTCAATACTAAACTTATCATCCACCACTACACTACCATATTTTAATAATGGCCTTACAATATTATATTCAACCCAACTATTCCACACCTTATCCAAATCAGTAAGTTTAATAGTCTTTTTATATTTACTACGCATAAGTTTTTTAGCCCTTACACGTAATTTAGGCATACTAAACTTGCGGGACTTTATTAACATCATCTACTGAATCATTACGTACATCCGTTAATTCTCCCGCCTCAATCCTAAATTCTTTTGTTAATATTTCAAGTTCTATCTGTCTAATCATATCTGCACTTGCCGGGTATGGATCTGTATCTCTATAAGTAGCAATATCAGAGTTTAAATACAACTTG